TTACTACCAATATAACCTTTAGCTGGTATCTGTTGTAGATTAGGATTAGACATACTAAATCTACCAGTAACTGTACCCCCCGTATCTGACCTTATCTGATTTATATCTGCATGTATTCTACCCTCGTGCACGTACTCTAACAATCCATCTATAAAAGTGTTAACTGCTTTGTCATACTCTCTTGCCTTTGCAATCATACGTAAACATTTATTATTATGTGTTCGTAAATAATCTTTTGGTAATTGTGGCATCTTAGATTTAGGAGTAACCTTGTAATCTTTTATACAAAGGTGATCTAATAATTTTTTAATTGATGCTGCAGCCCAAATATCAACTCTAACTGTTGTCGTATTTTCTATGGCTTTTATTATTTGGTCTCTACGTTTTTTGAGATGTCTACCAAACAGGATAGCTTTTGCGACATCTATTTTAACGCCTTTAAATTTCATGTCAACTAAACATAAAAATAATTTTGTTTCTAATTCAAATATTTGTCTGCAAGTTTTTTGCTCTCCATCATCTTTAGTGTATAATACTTCGTCAATTTTTTTATCAAATAGATTCCATAATTTATAAGTTAGATTAACATCTTGTTTTGCATATTCTTTTACAATCGATGCAGGTAGTTTGTGCATGTTAGTCATCGGGTCTTTAACTGTGCCACCCGACCATTCTAATGTTTTCTGTTGTAGATCATATTTGTATTTTTCTTCGTTAAGATAATCTTTAGATAATGCATCAAGTGAATATTTAAATCTGTTTTCATCAATGACAGATGCAGCTATCATGGTATCAACTATTCTACCCTTAATCATCATACCTGTTACTGCTCTTATCCAACAGACATCGTACATTGCATTATGAAATACTTTTGTAATTTTTTCGTTTTGAAATATTCTATCATTAAGAACTTTCCATATCTTATCTATTCTTTCAAAAGATATATCAGTATCAGAATGACGTAGAGGAAAATATGCAAGATCGTTTTTTGTTGCAACAGCGATACCACAGATAAAACCATCTTTACGTATTGCACCTAAACCTTTTGTTTTAAGATTAGGGTCATAAGTTTCTATATCTATTGCAACTGTATCTACATTATCAAGATTTAAATCTTCTGGTGTATTACACATCGTAGTCCCTCTCTAGTATCATTTCTAAATAATGTATTGCTTTTTTTATATCTTGTGCTTTTCCTTTTACAGAGTGCCTACAAATATATTTTATAGCGTTACCCTCTGCGAACAAAAGTTTATTTTCATTAATAAACTCTGCAGGTTGAATTTTCATAGAGCGGTAGTGCTTCCCGCCTACCTGCTCTTCTAGTGAATCGTATGTTGTTCCTTTAAATAGACTTTTATGTGTCATCTTACTCCTAATGTATATTTACCTTGTGATGCTACAGTCCAACAATCAAACTTGCCTCTACTGTATGCAACGTATTTTAATCTAAGTTGTGTAAAATAATCTTCTAATCTTGTTGTCGTTAGATCAACAATAACATTATCAAAAGTCAAACCTTTTACAGTGTGTATGTTTGCATATTTTACTCTTACTTCTTTATCGTTATATCCCTTGTTTAGAATCTTTCTAATGTAGATTAATCTATCAGGGTCTGTCTTCTTTCTTATTAATGCAAAATCTTTTTCATGTTTTGCATTTTGTTTTAAATACTTATGATGTATTAGATAGTCTATCGTATATTCTCTATCCACCCATTCATCAAAAGTCTCTTCGCCTTTGCCATGAACTATTACTTTACTACCTATGTATTGCCAAAATTCTTTTATTTGTTTAATTGACATTGGTGTGCCTTTACAAAAATCTGGCCATAATTTATGACATCGTAATTCTTTTTTTGGTACGTGAGCCGTGTTCCCTACATGTGCAAACTCTATACCTTGTTGTTTAAAAAATTTTTTGACCCATGAGTCTGACGGCGTGCCACGATAAGTAAATAAAAAAGTCTCGTTACTATTATTTATTTTATCTAACAAAGTTTCCATAGCACTACATTTTTTATCTAAACCAGGTAAGTGATAATGATTGCCTATTACATCTGTCGGTCTCCAGATTCTTTTATAACCATAGTAATCCCAAACTGGTTTTATTATATCTTTACATAAATTATTTATTGTTTTACCACATCTGTGTCCTTGTTCTAATTGTTCTGCATTTTTAGACAATCTATGATAATAGTCCGCATCAGATCCAGCAAACTCAAATATAGTTTGATCAGCATCACCAACAAAATAATATTCTTTTGCTTTTGTTGCCATCTTATCAAGAGCCTGTCTCTGTGGTACGTTGCTATCTTGTGCTTCGTCAACTATCAAAGCATCTATGTCTGGCTCTACAGCTTTATCTATAAAATCCTGTATCATGTCTGCATAATCACATACATGATTGTCATGTTTGTATTGTACATATGGAAACTGCATCTGTTCGATAGAGTTTAAACTATATGGTTTATAAACTTCTTTATCGCATGTCTTCCAATGTTCTTTTAATGTCTTGCCTCTACCATATGCATCAGCAAGGTATCTATAAAATTTGTGTTTATCTGCGTTAAACTCTGATTCGGTTACTCTTTGTAGATTGAATAAAGAATCTATCATTGATAGATTTTTATGATCTTCATAACTAAATACTTCTTTACGTCCCACTAATCTGCTTTTACAATATGCGTGTATCGTACAGATCTTATACTTCATCGCTTTTTTTGTTACACCTTCCATCTCTGGTAATTTAAGTATCTCATCTCTTATCTCATCAGCTGCAACGTTTGTATGTGATAGTATTATTATTTTGTTGAAAGAATATTTATTTAATAACTCTGTATACTTTTGTGTAATAAACATAGAAGTCTTACCTGTGCCTGGTGGTCCTGATATAAATTTAGGCTGTCTCATCTGTTACCTCTTTATATTCTCCTTCTATTATTAAATCTTCCTTATCAAGTTTTTGCCCTGTTATACGCCAAGACACACAAGATTTTTCACCATACTTGCCATGATTCTTTTTTGCTTTTAATATGTTTTGACATTTTATCACCAGGTCAACCCGTGGTAAATTTATCTTTTGTTTTTGTAGATAATCTTCAAACTTATCAAGATTAAATTCCAAAATGTTTTTATTCATATTATAGTAAGGTAAACCAAAGTATGCTAATTCTTTTTTATTAGTATATGCTTTTTCTACTGAAATATAATTTTTAAAATGTTTTATAAATCTTAAATCTTCTTCTGCCTCTTCAACATAGTTATTTGATTTTTCTCTAGCTTCATATTTTCTACGCATTATCTCTTCAAAGTCTGCAGCTTTCATCTCTGGTATCCATACAGATGCTTTACTAATTACTGCATCATAAAATAATTTTTTATTTCTAAGTGTTGGTCCATCAACTGTGATTGTTTTTTCAACAGCCTCACCCTGTACTACAGCGTTTATTTTTACAAAATATCTATCGCTCCCGTACTCTATTATCTGCCCAATAGATTGTTTTGCCTCTTCACTTGTTGCCTCTTGCACACCAATCCAACTAAATAATGTTGCTATTGTTTTTGTAGAGCATCCAATAATCTCTGCAAGTTTAGGCATACCAAATTTTCTATTTGCTTTTTTATGTGTTGTACCTTTTCTTTTTCTTTTTTCTGCCTCTTCATCTTTTGCTGCAATAGAAATTTTATAAACAAAGTCATCTATGTCATCTACATTCCATTCTGTATGTTTTAATAAAACACCTGCCATTGCAGTGCAGTAGTCATCTCTTTGTCCTGACCCTGCATATGTAATGCAAAGAGCTGCAGCCAAAGCTATTTTACCAAGATCAACTTTTAAATTACCTGGATACTCATCAATACCATCGTATTTAACCCACTTAACTATTTCGTTTGTTGCATGATATTTTGTTTCTGGAACTAGTGTATATTTATTTGCACCGTGTCTTATCTCACACAGTGTTGCACCATGACCATAATCTTTGTAATAATTTTCTAATTCTTTTGGTAATGCAAATTTTTTGTAGTCTGATGTGCCAGACCAAAGATAATGACT